CTGCGTGGCGACAAGCAGCGATAACAACAGCGCAACCATCCCTGAAAAACGGCGAAAACCAGCCCTTGTCATTGGATCCATTCCTGATTCTTTAATGTTAATGGTTATCATTATTATATGCAGGGCGAATGGGGTCAATGACGAGAGAGGTTCAATCCGTGGAAAAGTCAGGGGAAGACAGGTATTTACGCAACAAAAAAGCCACTCCGTATGAAGTGGCTTAATCGTTTGAATCTCAAACTAAAATTTGGTGGCCCTTGCTGGACTTGAACCAGCGACCAAGCGATTATGAGTGTCAGTTCTACAGCTTACCTATTAATACTTTTCCTTATATTTCAGCTATTTAACCATATACTTGACACTGTATAAATACCCATGAATACTCGTAAATACCGCTCTGAGGTATCCCATAAGTATCCCAGAGCGACCAAAAGATTTCCTGGGGATACCTTATTGTGAAGCAATTCAAGTTTACCAAAGCCACTATAACCGCCCTTCAACCTGATCCGGCTGGAGCTCGGTTGGAATACCGTGATGCGGTGGTTAATGGTCTGATCCTGCGTGTTGGTGCATCCGGCGTCAAAAGCTTCTGCATTTCTCGTAAGAGGGGCGGGAAATTCATCCGGGCAACTTTGGGTCGCTTCCCTGATCTCACTGTCGATAACGCCAGAGCCAAAGCATTGGAACTCCTCGGTGAGGTTGCGACCAGCGGCAAGAATCCGAATGATGTTCGCCGTGTCCATGCTATGAGCCGGGTGACACTCGAAGAAGCTCTGCAAACTTATATCGATAACCGCGGCCACCGGCTAAAGCCCGTTACCGCAAAACAATACCGCTCCATTCTTGGAAACTTCTCCGGCGACTGGCTGAAACAACCTATGGCTAACATCAGTCGTGAGAGGGTAGAGAGCCGTCATAAGGCCGTGACGCAGGGTTCTGCATGGTTCGGCAAAGATAAGGCCCAGCTGCGAGCTGGTGTTGGTTCAGGGAGCCGTTCTCAGGCTGATTTGTGGGCGCGTGCGCTAAGGGCTGTTTATCGGTTTTCGTACGATAACTACCGTGATGAAGAGGGGCGAACCCTTCTACCTGATCCGCCAACCATGGTGTTGAGCACTAAGCGTCAGTGGCACGGCACGGTCAGGAAAACTGAACGCATCAGGACTAATGATCTGGGCCGCTGGTTAAGGGCTGTTGAACGAATAAGGCAAGAATCAGCTGCGGAAAGGGATGATGTATCGGTTTCTATCTGCGACGCACTGGATATGGCCCTCTTTACCGGGTTACGGCGTTCCGAAGTGTTTGGTCTGGAATGGAGCCGCATAAACATGGGTGGTCGCTATTTCTGGATTGATACGACAAAAAATGGCGATCCCCTGGAGCTTCCGATCACTGACACGTTGCTGGCGCTGTTCCGCCGGCGACTACAGTTAAAAAATGACAATCAAACTATCGTGTTTAACGGCAGAAAAGGCGTAGTGCGTGAGCCGCGTAGAGTTATAGCGCGCATTGTTGCTGCAACGGTGCCTGAACCGAACCCAGACGGATTAAAGCCCATTGAATTTAAATGCCACGATGCCCGTCGCACGTTTGGTACGGTTGCTGAATTGGCCGGAGTTGGGCCGTATATTCTCAAAAGGTTGATGAATCACCGAACCTTGCGCAGTGCCGATGTGACTCAGGGGTATTTGCACTTTGGGGCTGATGAGCTGCAGGAGCCTGCCGGAAGGGTTGAGCGCGCAATTTTGGAATACGCAGGGCTGATTGAAAGCAAAAGAGGCTTGGATAACCAGTTGCATCGAATGCTTGAGGGGCTTAGTGATGACGAGAAGAGGAAATTAATTTTTTCTCTGGTTGGTAATATGCAGGAGGCAAAATAATGATCGAGAAAATAAGAGAAGAAATGTTTAAAAAATTAGAGGAGACAGCCTCATCTCACTACGACTCTTATTATTTTGATTTGTACGGTTGGGCTGTCTTATTACAGGATCATGATAGGAAAAGGTTTATCTTAGAAGTTAGTGATGATAACTGGTGTTCTGAATTGACAGTAAATACTTATGATTCGGCTAAACTTTCTTTGCTTAAAGCATACATCCTATTGTTACTCCATAAACATAACGATGCTGCAAAAGCCATGCTTCCCTCGCTAAAGGCGTTTGATATTCTTGGAAACGTTTCATCAGATGATTTCATTAATATTGCAAAGTCAAAATTAAAATATTCTGATAATTTCATAAAAGAAGTTTATTCTAGTAATAATTCTAAAAATGCATCTGGGCCAAGAAATGAATATTATGACAAAGCCATAAAAATCATGGTTGATACTTGGGGTAAATATCCATTTGCAAGTAAGAACGGAATGAAGGTAAAAATTATTGAATATTTTGGAAAAGATAGATTCGGTAAGGACAAGGTAAGTGATTCATCAGTTAAGCGTTGGATTAAAATAAACAACTTAGGCCCTGAAAAAGAAGTGAGACCTCCAATCTCATTCGAACTCGTAACTGGTTCATAACGCGTTTTAACCCAGTCATATCGCGCTTTGACTGTATCATAACGCGCTGTGAATCTATCCAGTGGTTACCTATCAATTCATATTTATCACCGTCAATAACGCACATTACACGGTGATATCAATGCAACTTACTCAACCAACTGAAATAAAGCTTACTCGCAAAGAGGCAGCCGCTGAATTAGGCATCAGCCCTCAAACCCTCGCTAACTGGGCCAGCTCTGGCCGCGTCTCGATACCTTTCTACAAGGTGGGCAGAAAAAAGGTCATTTACCACAAATCAGACCTGGACGCCTATCTTGCGTCTGTCCGTCAAACTCAGACAGTGTGAGGTGGCATATGTCAGATAAAACAAAAGCGGCCTTGCAGGGCCGCCTAAGTCACTTCACAAATGTCGCTGAAGAGAATAACACAGCGATCAGCCTGGTCAACCTAAGCCGGTTCGCTGGCGCTGGTAACTACGGGAAATCTCCGCAAAGGCTGACCGTGTTGCAAATATGCAACTCGCTTCTTGCAGGGGGTATGCGCCATTGGAGCACACCCCAATCTCCCAATTTTTCGGGAGATCTCCAATCGGCGGAAAACTCCGCTGATACCTGGTTGGCCGAGAAACCGACAGATCAGCCTTTAGGCTCGATACCGCGTGATTGCAGCTCTTTGCGGATAATTCGCTTAATCCATGCCGATACAGATGCATCCCCATCCTGCGCCAGTGCTTGCTTAATGCCTTCTTCTAAGCCTGGTTCCACACGTAATGCGATCTGCTTGTTACCCTTACCCTTAATTTCGATGGTTGACATTTGGTTGACACCTGATTACTTTGAAATGGTAACCAAGTGTATGACAGGTGCATACCAAATGGCAACGCCCCGGACTGTTAGAGCAGTACCGAGGCGTCTTACCAAACCGTTAATCGAGGTAACAGTTATGGCTGATATCCAGTCTACCCAAACTCACCCTAAATTCACATGGCGTTTTCTGGCACTCAGTGTCACCGAAAGCAGCATTGTCCGCATTAACGCCGCTACCGAACGTGAAGCCCGCGATCAATCACCTGCTGGTTGCGTGATGGTCTTCGCTGGTCGCCTGCCATTACAGGGGGTAGCCCATGCCTAATCTAAAATGGTCTGACATCGATATCGAAGAAGAACTGCGGCTGATTGAAACCCTTCTGGCGGCGTCTCTCTACATGAACGACGCCAACGAGATTGAGCACGACATAGCAATCAGCCTTATTGACAGAGTTTTGCTGCGTGTCCGTGATCTGAAAAAAGCCAGTGAGGTGCGTCATGCGTGATATCTACCATGCTGTCGTGGGTAGCTCTGACCTACTCAAAAACCTCTCCCAAGAAGCGCTGACTGATTACAAAAATAGCTGTGGGGACGCTGCATCAGGAATAGTTTTTGCCCTTACCACTCTGGGCTGCTTGTCCATGGAAGCTTGTGATAGTGACGAATATTCAGATGAAGAATGCCGAAGAGACATGATGGGTTTAAGTAGCGCTTTGAAGCACTTGCCACGATTGATGCAGGCCCTTGATCAGAACCGTGAGAACGCCGATTACGAATTAAAACGCCGGGGGGCAACCAAATGATCAGCCCAATCAAATTTAACGAGCTGGAAAAACGTGTTGCCGCCCTTGAGCTGGCGCTTGCAGCAATGTCCCGGAAGGATGCCTGCCCAGAAGGTATGGCCCCGCTCACCACTATGGCGGCTGAGATGGGCATATCCACCAAGAAGGCTGAGGAACTGGCAAGAAACAGCGGTGTGCTGATTGTCCGTCATGGCGCCAGCTATGCGGTGCATGAAGCTAAATTCCGCGAGGCGGCGCTGATCATCATCAAAGGGGCGAAACGCCAGTGCCGCAGCAAGTACTGGTATCACCCGCTGATCGGTAAATTCACTATGACACGGAGGCCACAGCTATGAGCATGTCTGTTTTAGAGCCGGAAACCATGTCTGATGCGCTGTTCTCCTGCGTTTATCGGTGGATCAACGGCCACCCAATCGACAAGAAAGAGGCCAGTGCCGCCGCCGCCCGTCACCGTGACAAAGCTACCACCTTCGGCGCACTGGCTCAGAAGTTAAAGAGCCTTGTTCCTGGTGCTGGTGCAACTTATGAATCGCTCTGTGAGAGTGGCTTGATCTTGACTGACACCGAAAAACAGAAGAAAGCCAGGGCCGAGTTGGTGGCTAAGTATCTTGGAGAAAATGACGTTAAGGCACTGCTTTGTGACAGTGCGCGGATCAACCGCCTGTTCCCTGCGCCAGTCGTCAAGAAATCGGACAGAAAGCGAGAGCCATTTGTCGCTGTGGATGGTGGGACGCCGACGCTTAATCAGATGGGGCCGAGCCAGCGCGGGGAAGTTTTGCTGGCGCATTATGACGGACGGCTGGCGCTGAATGGTGACTCGGATACCGTACATCACTACAACGGTGTTATCTGGGATCCGGTTCCTGATAAAGCGCTGGCGCGGGAAATGGCTGCTATTTTCATGGAATCTCGGGTTCCGTATTCAATGCCGAGCATGAAGAACGCCGTAGACACCATGAAGTTGAGCCTGCCACTGATGGAACCTACCGCCCGCAATCTGATTGGTTTCAGTAACGGGGTTTTTGATACCCGGGAAGGCGTATTCAGGGAACACAACCAGGCCGACTGGTTGCTTATTGCCAGTGATGTAGAGTTCATTCAGGCCGAGGAAGGCGAGAGCCTGGCCACTCATGCGCCAGCGTTCTGGAAGTGGCTCACCTGGTCAACGGCCGGAAACGAACGAAAAGCCGATAGAGTGCTGGCGGCTCTATATATGGTGATGGCAAACCGTTATGACTGGCAGTTGTTCCTTGAGGTGACTGGCGCGGGTGGCAGCGGTAAAAGCGTCATGGCCGAGATTTGCACCATGCTGGCCGGTAAGGGCAACACGGTATCAGCCAGCATGAAGGCATTGGAAGAGCCGCGAGAAAGGGCGCTGATTGTCGGGTTTTCATTGATTATCATGCCGGACATGACCCGCTATGCCGGTGACGGTGCAGGAATTAAGGCCATAACCGGCGGTGACAAGGTGGCTATTGACCCGAAACACAAAGCCCCTTATTCGACTCGGATCCCGGCTGTGATTTTGGCAGTCAATAACAACGCTATGTCATTCAGCGACCGGAGCGGCGGCATATCACGGCGGCGGGTGATATTCAATTTCTCGCAGGTTGTGCCAGAGAATGAGCGTGATCCGATGTTGTCCGAAAAGATAGAGGCTGAATTGCCGGTGATAATCCGCCATTTGCTGACTCGGTTTGCGGATCAGTCAGAGGCTAAGCGCCTTTTGTTCGAGCAGCAGAAATCAGAGGAGGCATTAGCCATAAAGCGTGAAGGCGATTCGCTGGTGGACTTCTGCGGTTACCTGATGGCGTCTGTACAATGCGACGGTATGTTTATCGGCAATGCCAGCATCATTCCGTTCAGCCCACGCAAGTATCTGTATCACGCCTATCTGGCCTACATGCAGAGTAACGGGCTTAACAGGCCGGTTTCACTTACTCGGTTCGGTACGGATATGGCTGGCGCGATGGCTGAGTATGGGAAGGAGTACATTAGAAAGAAAAGTACCAAGGGAAATATGCGCTCAAACATCCGGCTGGCTGAGGATGCCGAGGAGTGGCTACCTGCCGCAACAGGGGGTACAGAATAAAATTTATTAAATAAGTCTCCACCTGTCTCCACTCATTAAATTATGTGTTTGAAAACATATATTTAATGGGTGGATACTTTATTTTTAACTCCCCACCTAGTATCCACCTCTCCACCCAAAAGAAAAAAGGTGGTGACTTAGGGTGGTGACTTGAGGAGACTTAAAAACATAGTCACCACCCATTAACTATTTGATTTAAATTAAGAAAATATCTTGAGTGGAGAGGTGGAGACTTAAACGTATAATTTATTTTTTAGTATTAACGGCTCTTAGATGCGTAGTTACCTTTCACAATTCTACTTATATAGCTATTAAGTCCACTTCCTTGCCGAGCGAATACTTTCATTTGCTCAACCGTACCTGCTCCGGGTTTTACGCTGTTATAAAGATATTTCCAACCATCCTTGAACTGTACAAGGATTGAATCACCGGTGATCTGGTAAGAAACCACCCCAGAATCGCCACCACGGTTTGCATATCGTTCCATCTGTATTTTCCTCATTGTCATTTTGAATTGCCTACAAATTGTCCATCGAATACCCCGGCGTAAATGTGCTGAATGTCATCAATTATAAATTCAGACTCACAAAAGCTTTTTAAAGGATTAATGAAGCAATTTAACCCAAATAAGAGAAGTTTCATGGAGTAAAAAAACTGGATTTTTCCAACAATGCTTATCAATCGAATATTTGTATCTTTACGATAAAAATAATTGATCGTATGATTCTTGCACCAATACTGGATAAATATCAGGGGTAAGAATGCCGACGAAAAAGAAAGGTCAGGCCGTGCATATCGACGCTGACACGATGAACAAGATTGAGGCTTATCAGGACTGGTGCCGTAAAAACCGCCCTGAAATGCCGGTACCGACTAAAGGGCAAATTGTCCGTAACAGCGTGCATTACTGGTACAACGCTTCGCTGGGGGCATGGCTATGAAAAGCTGGTTCTCCATCAAGGCTAAAGCGGCTGGCGCTGCTGAAATCAAGATTTACGACGAAATTGGCATGTGGGGCATTACCGCCCGTCAGTTCTCCGACGAGCTGGCCGCGCTGGGACAGGTAAAGCAAATCAGCCTGTTTATTCATTCCCCGGGCGGTGACGTGTTCGACGGGATCGCTATTTACAACCTTCTGAAAAAACACCCCGCCAATCTGACCGTGCATATCGATGGCCTGGCTGCGTCTATGGCTTCGGTTATCGCGATGGCCGGCGACAAAGTAGTGATGCCTGAAAATGCCATGCTCATGATTCACAAGCCCTGGGGCATCTCTGGCGGGAATGCTAAAGAGATGCGCGACTACGCCGACCTGCTGGATAAGGTTGAGGCCGTGCTCATCCCAGCCTATGCCAGTAAAACGGGCAAATCTGCCGACGAGCTGGCGCAGATGCTCGAGGGGGAGACCTGGCTCAATGGTCGTGAATGTGTCGAGCAGGGGTTTGCCGATGAACTGGAGCCAGCGGTAAACGTCATGGCTCGTCTGGAATCAAAAAGAATTGAGGAATTCGAAGCTATGCCAAATGCACTGAAGAACATGATCACCGGGCCACAGGGTTCAGTTACCCCGCAGGCAGCACCAGAGCAACAACGTATCAACGGCATTAAGGACCTGTTTGCCATGTTCGGCGGCCGCCATCAGGAATTGCAATCAACCTGTGTCGAAGACGCCTCCTGCACCGTTGATCAGGCCAAAGACAAGTTACTGGCGCTGATGGGCAAAGATGCAACCCCGTCCAATAAAACCGGCAGCAATGCGCACATTTACGCAGGTAACGGCAACATCACCGGCGACGGCATCCGACAGGGTCTTTATGCCCGGCTCGGACATGACCAGGCAGAGCGCGGCAACCCTTACACCATGATGTCGCTCTTTGATATGGCGAAAGCCTCTCTGACCGACCGCGGGATCAGCGTTGCGGGGTTCGGCAACCGCATGCAGATTGTGAACCTTGCGTTCACCCATACCACCAGCGACTTTTCTTCCATCCTTGCCGGTGGTGCAGAGAAGTCTGTCTTTATGGGCTGGCAGGACAGCGGCGAAACCTTCCAGAGCTGGACGAAGACAGGTTCACTCTCCAACTTTCATGAGTCTAAGCGGGTTGGTCTGAACGGGTTCACGTCGCTGGACAAGGTGCCGGAGGGCGCAGAATACAAGTATGTGACCACCAGCGACCACGGTGTGCCAATCGCGCTGGCCACCTACGGCAATATCTTCTCCATCACGCGCCAGGCGGTTATCAATGACGACCTGTCACAGCTGACGACTATCCCGCAGCTGATGGGCCGCGCCGCGTCACGCACAGTCGGCAACCTGGTCTATGCAGTGCTGACCGATAACCCTAAATACACCGACAGTAAGGCGCTGTTCCACGCTGACCACCACAACCTGATTGCTAAGGTCATGGACATGGACGGCCTGACAGAGGCACGTAAGGCTATGCGCCTGCAGGAAGATGCAGACGGCAACCCGCTGAACGTGACCCCGGCTTACATCATTGTGCCCGCCGCGCTGGAAGGTGCAGCCATGCGGACTGTGCAATCAACATCCTACCCTTACCAGATCGGCAAGCAGACAGTGGGCAGTGACACCAATCCTGTATTCAACCAAAACGCCGGTGTAGCCAATACGGTGCAGAACATGGGCCAGGTTATTGTTGAACCGCGACTGGATAAGAAAAACGCGCAGCAATGGTATGTGGCATCAGCCAAGGGCAGCGACACCATCGAGGTGGCTTATCTGGATGGCATGGATACGCCTTACCTCGAAGAGCAGCAGGGCTTCACGGTTGATGGCGTTGCATGGAAGGTGCGCATCGATGCAGGCGTGGCCGCGCTGGATTATCGCGGGCTGGTCAAGTCGACCGGGCAAGCGTGATTTAGTTGCAATTGAAATGATTCAAAAAGAAAGGTACTCCCGGCGGGAGTGCCTGCCACGGGGCGGCGGACTCGCGGAAAACGGCTAGTTTTCGTATTTCGATCGTCATCATCATCATCAACTAGTGAGTTTGAATAAGAGGTTATATATCAATGAGATTGCGAGTTTTGAGTGAAAATGAGGTTGCACTCGAGGTGATGAACGGCGTCCCTGTATGCAGCATCAGCGAAATTTCCCGCTTTCTGGAAATTGACCGGGCTACAGTAGCAAAAGTTATTAAGAAACATAACATTAAGCCTGCAAAGCTGAGGAAAACCCACCCCATTTATCCTCTGCCCGTTGTCGCAAGAAGGGTAATTAATAGCCGATTCTGGTGAATTTTATCGAGTCAGCATATTCAGCAGGTTGTTGTTACTGATTCTTATCAGTTTATTGCTTTTATACCTGTTGAAAGACCTGTCAGAGGTGACGAATGCTAAACAGGAAAAAGATAGAGGCAGCATTAATGGCGCTCGCCAGCAAAGAAGGACTTGTGCTTAACGGCCAGGATAAACTGGTAATGCGCACCAGCCTATCTACCATACTGGCAGCTAAAGAACTTCACCGTCGACGGATGAACTCAGGTGAGTTCAATTGGATGAAGCGGAAACCACCGAGGAGTTAACAATTCAGTACTCATAAACTATCTTTCTATCGCATCATCATAGTTTTGGTTAAATTACCACTTTAATAAAAGGGTAGGTTTATGAGTGAGTATGAAGATGATTATGACTACTGGATGCGCAACCAACAGACTATTACGGAACAACGTTTACACCCCAACCATTGGTTTAACAGGGCATCGGATTTAAGGGCTTCTGCCCATGTTCTATGGTTATCAATGGGATCGAAAGATCTACAGCAGAGAATGGGGTACGGAGGCGGGTTCTCACTTGAAGTTGCCTGTAATCCCGTATACCACATGCTTTGTGGCCTAGCTTTGGAGCTAATTTTAAAAGCTGTGGTAGTCCAAAAGTTAGGCGCAGCACCGGATAGTCATGATTTGAACCATTTGATCAGTTTAACTGATATAGAGGTTAAGCCGAGGCGTAAGGAATTATTAAAATTCTATACTGCTGCCATCTTATGGACTGGTCGTTATCCAGTTCCTGTCAAATGCGATGATGACAAGCTTAAACAATATTGGAAATTAGCTTCTAACGTACTGACAGATCCAGTGAAAGGCTTTGGCGCTTTGAAAGTACGTAAGGGGAATGGGGCTGCAGATTGGGATAACTTTCAGGCACTTTATAATGAAATTATGGAAAAATTCGAATTTGGCAACTGATACTTGCCTTTTAGCAATAGGTGGCCCAGCTTTCGCTGGGCCGGGCAAATCACGCTATCAGCGGCGAAGAAAGTAAACAAAGGCAAAGGTACCTAACAAAGCAACTATCGGACTAAGTCCTCCAGTTACTAATGCAGTGTACAAGCCGGTGGTTACCAACACGCGCACTGACAGCAGGTCTGAGCCCTTTACAGATTCAGTCATAAGACCTCCCATAAAGGTTCCTACCGTCTGCATGATGAGGTGGGAGTAGGAATTACAGACCCGTGGCACTTTTATATTTAAAAGCAGTTACTCCGGCTGCCACGACCCAACTGCACGTTTAGGCTTTTCAGCCAAACTGTTACTCCGTAATACCTATGTAGGGTATCCCATAAGTATCCCAGAGAAATCGTTAACACTCATTTGTTTTGTAAGTGTTTGAAATAATGGTGGCCCTTGCTGGACTTGAACCAGCGACCAAGCGATTATGAGTCGCGTGCTCTAACCAACTGAGCTAAAGGGCCGAGGTGCGGGATTATACGGTAAACTCTGCTTACAGGTCTATATGTCTTCG